GATGGAGTAGTGTTGTTGGTGGATATGGTAATGCGGCAAATGGAATAGATGCTTTTGTTGGAGGTGGTGAAAATAATACTGCAAGTGGATTAGATTCTGCTGTGGTAAATGGTGGTTCAAATATATCCGCAGGATATTTCAACTTTATTGGTGGCGGTTGGACAAATTCTGGTACATCTGGTTCAACAGTAACAACCCAGTCAGGCACAATGAACGGCACAACAGCAGTAACGCTGTCAGGCTCAAATGCTTCTATTAAAGTTGGGCAATTAGTTACTGGTACTTCTATTGCTAACTATACCTACGTTGCCGCAATTTCTGGTACTTCCTTAACTCTTTCGCAAAACGCTAGTGGTTCATCTACAAGCACCCTATTTTTCTACACACCGCACGGAGTAATTGTTGGTGGTGGTAACAATACCGCAAACGGTTCATATTCATTTGTTGGTGGTGGCGGTGATGCTGGTACTGCTTCTAATGGTAACTTAGCGTCTGGTGACTGGTCAGTTGTTGTTGGCGGTAGAAAAAACACAGCATCAGGCATAGCTTCATTTGTTGGTGGTGGCGGTGTTTATATTGGTAATCCAAGTGCCACTTGGCCAAATATCGCTAGTGGAAATCATTCAGTAGTTGTTGGAGGATTAACTAACACAGCATCCGGTGAATCATCTTTTGTTGGTGGTGGTTATAATAATTACGCATCGAGTCTTTATTCATTTGTTGGTGGAGGTAATTTACATACTGCTGCAGGATTTTATAGTTTCATTGGTGGTGGTGGTTCAAATATTATTAATTCTTTAACTGCATATAGTGGTATTGTCGCTGGCTCTAATAATAATATTCAAGCAGCAGGCACTTACGGATTCATCGGTGGTGGTGCCAACAACGTAGTATCGGGCGCTCATGCTGTTGTTACTGGTGGTAATACAAACAATTCTAATGGCCAATATTCAGTAGTCGGTGGTGGTGTTGCAAATAGAGCTACTGTTTATGGTACAACTGTATCTGGTGGCGATACAAATTCTGCAACGGGTTATGTTTCAGCGACTGTTGGTGGTTCTGGTAATTATACAAATTCAGGTTATTCTTTTGCTGGTGCCGGTTTAAGTAATGGTGCAACAGGAGGTGGGGCTGGCGTTGTTGGCGGTTATTTTAATACTGCATCAGGATATAACAGTTTCATAGGTGGTGGCGAAAGAAATCAAACTGCTATTAATACCGCTGTAACAACACAGGCAGCAAATACATTTAGTAATACAGCAGTAACTTTAAATACTTCAAACGCTTCTATTAAAGTTGGTCAGTTGGTTCAAGGTACTGGTATTACCACTTATCCAAATCAAACATATGTAGCTGCAATTAGTGGAACATCATTAACATTATCTCAGAACGCTTCCTCTACTACTGCTACAACACTCTCATTCTATACACCGCATAATATCGTAGTTGGTGGTGGTAATAATCTATCAACAGGAGCTTATTCATTCATTGGTGGCGGCGGTGATGCTGGTAATTCTGCAAACAGTAATAGAGCTTCTGGTGACTGGTCAGTTGTTGTTGGCGGACAAAATAATCAAGCTACTGGTTTAGGTTCAGTTGTTGTTGGTGGAGGATATAACGGTGGTACATATGGAAGTACAGCTTCTGGTCTATCCACCTTTATTGGTGGTGGAGTAGGACATAACGCACCAGGAAATTATGCTTCAATTTTAGGTGGATATAACAATTATGCTGATTCAGCATATTCTAACGTATTTGGTTTTAGAGCAACAACAAGAAGTATTAACTCAATTTTTGTTAATTCTATAAGAAATTCATATGGCGGTTCAACCGGAACTTCTCAAATGTCACTTTTGGGATTGGCTGCTCAAACAACTGATGCAAACACAACGGTCTTAACATCAGATTCAGTTACAACTCCAAGTACAACCAATCAATTAATTTTACCTAACAACGCAGCATATTATTTCAAAGGTTCATTAATTGCTAACGTAACAGGTGCTGCAGCTGGTGCAGCATGGAGTTTTGAAGGTGCTATCATGCGTGGTTCTGGTGTAGGTTCAGTAGTGCTGATTGGTACACCAACCATAAATAGAATAGGAACAACAAGTACAGCTTCTTCATGGAGTTTTACATTAACAGCAGATACAACCAACGGTGGTTTAGCAGTAACCGTGACAGGACAAACATCAACTACAATACGCTGGGTGTGTAAAGTAGAAACTACGGAAGTAACATTCTAATGGCAATCAGAATAGACCAATATACCAATACGATTAACGTAGTCGATACGGCAATTGCCAATGCGTCTTTGAATTTAGTTGGTTCTGCCAATGGTGCTGTTAACTTGGTGGGTACTGGACAGAATTTATTAACATATAGTCAAAACTTTACTAATAATGGTTTAGGTTGGCAAGTACCAGGATCCGTATCAGTTACAATTGGTAATACTGCACCAAATGGTGCTAGTACTGCAAACTACTGTAACATCACCAATACTTCGAATTATTTAGCTAGTAGTGCAATTACTGTTGTTCCCGGATTAACATATACTTTTAGTTTCTATGCATTGGCCGGAACTACTACTACTCCCAATTATGCAATATATAATGTAACAAGTTCTGCATATATTCTTACTTCTACAAATTACTATTCTCAAATTAATAGTAGTACGTGGACAAGAATAACTACGACATTTGTTGTGCCTGCGGGTTGTACACAGATTTATACGTATATGTTGAACCAAGGTTCTTCTTTAGGCACAATAACATTATGGGGTGCTCAATTAGAATTTGGTTCTGTTGCCAATGCTTATGTTCCAACAACCACAGCAGCAGTATACGGCACACCACAGTTAACGTTCTCTGGTGTTGCTGGTATAGGTTTACAATCAGATGGTTTTTTGTATGTAAGTCCTGCTGGTAATGGTGGTTTACAGGCACAAAAAACAGATTCAACGACTGCTGGCGGTAATGCTAGAGGTACTAATGCTGTTGATTGGCAGACTGCTAGGGGAAATGCTAACCAAGTGGCAAGTTCTAGTTATTCAACATTAGGTGGCGGAAACAATAATAGGGCTTCTGGATTTGGTAGCACAATCGCTGGTGGTGAATATGGTGTTGCATCAGGTGTTGATTCTATAGTATCTGGAGGAAATTCAAACCAAGCAACTGGTTCTCGTTCTTCTGTTGCTGGCGGTAATCAAAACTTAGCAACTGGTTATTACAATTTTATTGGCGGTGGTCAATCTAATTCTGGAACTACTAATGGTTCAGTAACCACACAAGCCACTACAACAGTAACATCAGGTTCTACTGCCGTAACATTAAGTGGTTCAAACGCATCAATTAAAGTTGGTCAATATATAACTGGCACGGGTATAAACGATAATACTTATGTTGCGGCAATATCAGGCACATCGCTTACATTAAGTCAAAACGCAACAGCAACTGGAACGCCTACTCTTACTTTCTACACCCCTCACGGAGTAGTAGTAGGAGGAGGAAACAACCAAGCCACGGGTTCTTATTCTTTTATCGGTGGTGGTGGAGATGCTGGTACTGCGGCTAACAGGAATACTGCTTCTGGCGCATGGTCATTTGTCGGTGGTGGCGCAAAAAATACCGCTTCTGGTGCAGGCTCAACTGTTGGCGGTGGAGGAACAGATGGTGCTGGAAACTATTTTGCTAATTTAGCAAGTGGAACATCATCATTTATAGGTGGTGGTTGGAACAATACCTCTAGTGGCACATTATCAACGATTGTTGGCGGTACATCTAATAACGCATCAGGTGGTGATGCATTTATTGGCGGTGGAGATAATCACACAAGTAGTGGAGTAACTTCTGCAATTATTGGTGGTAGGCGCGGAACAACTAGAGGTCTTACTGGGTATCATGCTTTTCCTGCTTGTTATGAACCACTTGGTTCAACGGCAGGTGCTTCTCAAGCCGCACTTTTAATACTTGGTAAACAAACAACAGATGCAACAGCAACAGTAATTACTTCTGATGGAAATGCCGCTGGTACAACCAATCAAATTATTCTTCCAGATAATTCAGCATACTTCTTCAAAGGTTCGTTGATTGCCGGTGTGACTGGTGCTGGTGCCACCGCAGCATGGGAATTCAAAGGTGCTATCAAGCGTGGTTCTGGTGTAGCCTCAACCGTATTGATGAACTCAGTTACTGATTTGATAGCACAAGATTCGGCAGCATCTTCTTGGACATTTACCTTGACGGCTGATACGACAAATGGTGGTCTGGCTGTCACAGTAACTGGTCAAGCATCCACCACAATACGTTGGGTTTGTAAGATAGAAACCACAGAAATGACATATTAACCAAGCATATATAATAATTTAGGAGATAAAAATGGCACTTAAAATTACGGCAATCAATCCAACAACTGGATTACCAGAGACACAGGCGTATGCTCGTATCACTAACTTTTATGGTACTAAAGATTCCATTCAAGTTCAAGTGGCGATTCATGCAACTGAAACGGCTCGTCACGGCAACTTACAGACAATCAAAGAAAATGCACACTACATTAGTATTGCAGACCTCAAAGGTGATTTGATTCCTGCTATCTATGGTGTACTAAAGACCTATACAGATTACGCTGGTGCTGAGGACGCTTAATGTCAGTATCAATAAATCAAGTAGCTAACACGGTTATAGCCCAAGGTTCGGCTACAAATATTGATTTAAGTTTAGCCTCAAAAGGAACAGGTGGTGTTCTTTTAGCATCTAATGGTGCAACATCTTTTGCTGCTGGCTCATCTGCCGGTGGCCCACAAGTTGGTTATCTAAGAACTCTTGGTTCGCCAACTGGTGGTGCTGTTTATACTGGTGTTGTCAGTAGTGATGCTAATATGGGTTCGGTTTGGTTTACCCGAGGTAATGGTTCACATAATTTTTCTACTAATGATGGTAACACAACACAATTTCTTATATCACATACAACATCTGCTGTTAACTATGTACAAGTTACTGGTAGTGCTACGGGCGGTTCTCCAATAATTTCTGGACAAGGTTCTGATAGTGCTGTAGGTATAGTTTTACAATCAAAAGGTGGTGCCGGTTTATTTGCCAAATCTGATGGTGGTACATATTTTCAAAATAATGGTGGTGGAGGATTATTTGCTGTAACTAATACACCATCTACTGTCAATTATTTACAGGCAACAGGTGCAGTTGTTAATAACGGTCCAATATTATCAGCACAAGGTTCTGATACCAACATCAACATCAACATATCACCAAAAAATTTAGGTTCTGTAAATATCACTTCATCTAATACCTCAACAAGCAATATCACAGGTGCTTTGTTAATTCAAGGTGGTGTTGGTGTCAAAGGTAATGTAGCTACAGATGGTATCATCTTTGCTGATGGTACAAGACAGACAACAGCAAGTGGTTCTGGTGGCGGTTCATCTTCTGGTTATCTTGCTAACTCAATGATTATTGCCAACTCTACTGGTTATCTAAGTAACACAGCAAACTTATTATACTTTGCAGCTAATGATACAAATTATCATAGTGGAACAATAACAGTTGGTCAAAGTGTAATAGCTAATAATTTCATTAAGAGTTCTTATCCAATTGTTGCACCTACTCGTATAATTAATAGAGGTTCTGGTGTTTTAACTAACACCGCTACTATTGTTACTCCTATCACTCCACCATATCAAATTGTTGTTGACCCTACAGGTAGATTTGTTTATTGGTTGAATTATAGCGGTAGTTCGATAAGTCAATATGCAATCAATCAAGCAAATGGTTATCTAACTAGTATAACATCAAATTTATTTACCGGTTCATATCCAAGTTCAATTAGAATTGATCCGACAGGTAGATTTTTGTATACAACAACTTCATTTCCCAGTTCGATTAATCAGTTCTCTATCAATCAAGCAAATGGTTATTTGACCTCTGTGACATCAGGTACACTTTCATTTGTTGGGTCTTATCCACAAGGTTTATCTGTAGACCCAACAGGTAGATTTGTTTATGCCACAAATTATGGTAGCGCCAACGTTGGTGTTTATTCAATCAATCAAAGTAATGGTGCTTTGACTGGTGTAAGTACATCATCAACAGGAGACCAGCCTTACGCATCAGTTGTTGATCCTACGGGCAGATTCTTGTATGTAGTTAATAATACCAACGCTAACGTATCAGCATATTCAATTAATCAAAATACGGGAAATCTTACAAGTATTGGTTCTGCGGTTTGTGGATTTAGTCCAGTTGATGTAACAGTAGACCCTTCTGGAAGATTTTTATATGTGGTCAACACAATCAGCGGTAACGTTACAATATTCACTATTAATCAAAGTACTGGACTTTTAACTGTTAATCCAAGTCCTGGTATTAGTGGTACTAGTGGAAATGGAATAGTAATAGACCCTTCTGGTAATTTTGTATATGTAACAAATAAAACTGATAGGAATGTTGTAACATTTTTAGTTAACACCGTTTCAGGGAATCTAATTCAAGTTGGAAATGCATTATCAACAAGTGTTTCAACTGAAGGAGTTGCAGTAGACCCAACTGGTAGATTTGTTTATGTTACTTCTTCTGGCGGTTATTCAGTTACATTGTTTACAACTCCTTTGGCCAATACAGGTTCTTCTAGTGGTTCATCTGGTGGTGTTTCAGCTTCTGGTTATTCAAATAACTCTGTATTGTTTGCTAACACAACTGGTTATTTAAGTAATACAAGTAACTTACAATTCAATACAACGAATAATGCTTTAAGTGTGGCAGGTACTATTGCTACTGCTGGAGCATTTCTAAATAGTAATACAATAACTTCAAATATTGTAATACCAGTAGGATACAATGGCTTTGCCGTTGGTCCACTTACTATTGCATCTGGTGCTTCTGTAACTGTATCTAGCAATAGTCGTTGGTTATTACTCTAAGGATTAAAGAATGGCAACTTATGGAACATTATCTGTTGATACGATAACCAATTCTGGTGGCGATACATTCACGGTTAATCCTGGATATGGATCTAAAAATAAAATCATCAATGGTACGATGCAGATAGCACAGTATGGAAATACAGCAGTATATGCAAATACAACAAGTACTCGTACTTACACTTGTGTTGATAGATGGCATTATCAAACAACCATTGGAGGAAAATATACTTTACAACAATCAACATCAGCTCCTCCTGGTTTTATAAATTCTTTACTTGTAACTTCAACTTCTGCTTATACTCCCGCTACTGGCGATGCATTAGGTATCGGCCAAGTTATAGAAGGTGTCAACATTGCTGACCTAGCATGGGGAACAACAAGTGGAAAATCGGTAACTTTATCGTTTTGGACTCAAACTTCTGTGACAGGATTTTTTGGTGGTTGTCTAATAAATAGTGCAACAAATTCTTCTTATCCTTTTTACTTTTTCTGTGGTATAGCAAATTTTTGGCAAAAACAAACCATAAATATTCCGGCACCACCTAACGGAACTACTTGGCTTACAAACAATGGTGGTGGCATTTATTTGTATATCAATATGGGTGTTGGTACCACTTATGCTGGCTCGCCTAATACTTGGGGTACTCAAAATTGTCAAGGCGCACAATCAACCTCAAATATAGTGGCCACAAATGGCGCAACCTTCTACATCACAGGTGTACAACTTGAAGTAGGTTCAGCAGCTACTGCTTTTGATTACAGACCTTATGGTACTGAGTTGGCTTTGTGTCAAAGATACTGCTACGCACAAAACAAGTTGGTGACAAACACCTATTATGCATTTGGACATGGGCACGCAACCGCAGCAACAACTGGTCAACTTGGAACGCCATTTCCCGTTTCATTGCGTTCAAACCCTTCGGTGACATATTCGGCGGCGAATCTATTCTTTGTTGATAGCGCAATTAGCACATCTACGGGATTTACCAGCATTACAGCAGACCAAGTTGGTAACAACTATGGTTATTCAAGTTTTGGTGGTGGAACAGGCGCAACAAACGGAGGTGGAGGTCGTTGGCTTTCAAATGGCGCATCAGCGGCTTTCGTAATTTGGAGTGCAGAACTATGATTTACAAAACATACACAACATCTTTGGGGCAAGAATATGTTCGTATTGACCATGAAGATGGGTCACGCACTTGTATTCCAAACGACCCCGCTAACACAGACTACCAAGAATACTTAAAGTGGCTTGCTGAAGGCAACACACCACTACCTGCTGAGGAAACACAATAATGGCATCAACATTAAACGCAGTAACAACAGGACCTGGTGGTATACTATTTACCGGTGATACTACTGGTGCAATGGCACTCCAGACTCTCAATGGAAACACAGCCGTTTATGTAGACACAAGTCAGAATGTGGGGATTGGTACTACTTCGCCTAGTTATAAATTGGATGTTTCTGGTGTTGGTCGTATAGGTAATGGAGTTGCACAAGGCGATCCAAACTCAACAAATATTCTTGCTACTGCACATACAATTTTAAGTGGTTATGGTGGCAATTATCTTGCGTTTGGTCAATATGGATCAGGTAATACCTATGCGCAATGGATTCAATCTTCTTATAGTAACCCAACAACCGCATCTTACAATATTGCGATGAATCCTTTGGGTGGAAATGTGGGTATTGGCACTGGTGTACCAGCAAAAAAACTCCATGTATACAAAACGGGTGATGGACAAACACCAGTTCGATTTGAAACTAGCAATCCCTCTGGGAATATATTAGATGTATACAACGACTCTAACGGATGGACTATAGACTCTTATGGTGATTTACGACTTATAACAGGAAGAACAAGTTCTGGTTCTCCTGAAAGATTAAATATTAATAATACTGGTCGAATTGGAGTGAACGTAGTTCCAGCAGCAGGTAACACATTTAGAGTTGTCAACATTGGTTCTGACAATGCGGTTCAACTTGGTAATGTAAGTAATGGCGTTTATTTACCAAATGGCGGAACTAGTTTTTCAACATATTCTGATATTCGTCTTAAAAACATAACAGGCAGATATGAAACACCTCTTGCGGATATTACAAAATTAGAAGCAATTAAATTTACATGGAAAAACGACACAGAAAATAAACCTTGTGTTGGTGTGTCAGCGCAATCAGTTGAATTGGTTGTTCCAGAAGCAATACACCAAGGCACAAATTTCAATGCTGAAGGTGACACAACAGAATATTTGTCTGTTAAATACACGGAACTTATACCACTAATGATTGCAAGCATCCAAGAACTCAAAGCAATTAACGATACACTAACTGCTCGTATTGAAGCATTGGAGAAGAAATGAGTTTAATTTTAGACGGTAGTAATGGTGTTACATTTCCCAATGGCGTAAACCAAGCAATTGCGGCAGTTAATGGAATGCTTATTCGTGCGCCACAAATATTAACTAGCGGAACTTCATATACAACTCCATCTAACTGTACTCGCATCTATGTTGAGTGTGTTGGTGGTGGCGGTGCAGGTGGCTCAGGACAAGGCGCTCAGGCAAGTGTTGGTGGAGCAGGTGGAGGTGGCGGTGGATATTCTGCTAAATATTTTACTGTTACAGGATCAACAGCATATACTTACGCAATAGGTGCTGGTGGTACTGGAGTTACTAGTGGAACTGCAGGTAGTGGAGGTAGCACCACTTTTACGGTTGGAGCAACAACTATTTCCGCTGGTGGTGGTGGACCCGGTAATTCTTGGGGTGTAGGTCCACAAGGTTTAAGTGGAGGTGACGGTGGTAATGGTTCAAATGGAGATATCAATTTGAGAGGCAATGGTGGTACCTCCGTAAGTTATAACTACAACTGGATTGCGGGAGGTGGTGGCGGTGCTGCCGGCGCTATTGGTGGTGGCGGTGCTGCAGGCATTTATTATGGCAATAGTAATGCAGGTAATAATTATGGTGGCGGAGGTTCTGGAGGCGCTAACGGAGCAACAAGTGGTGCAGGCGGCCAAGGCGCAATTCGTATTTGGGAGTATACATAATGAAAGCAGTATTAGTTAATTCACAAAACATAGTTGACAACGTAATTGTTTGGCAAGAAGGCGATGTATGGAATGACCACGAAACTGTTGTTATAGTTGAAGATGACTTTAATGTGTCACCTGGTTATATATTCAATGGCGGTACATCATTTACAGCGCCAGAACCTACGCCTGTTCCAGATGAATTAAGAATTGCTTTTGAAGCAAGAGAGGCGTTAAGATTATCTGCGCTTTCTAAATTAACTGCACTTGGTTTGACCGAAAACGAAATAAAAACGTTATTAGGTTGACGACAAATAAAGTTATATAAATAGTAGTGTATTTTATATTTTATTAGGAGAAACATAATGATTTTAGATTTGTCAACAGAAGCGGTAGACTTCATTCAACAAGTATTGGGTGAACTACCAACTAAGACTGGTGCCTTTTTGGTAATGAATGAGATTGCTCGTCAAAAACTAGAACAAACACCACAAGAAGCACCAAATCCGGCTGCTGACCCAACTGTGGTAACAACAGTTAATTAAAGGAAATTAAAATGGCAAATAGCTATACATGGGCTGTTACTGGCCTGATGGTACAAAACAAAGATGACATGGAAAATGTCGCTGTAATGTCCAACTTCAGTATCAATGGTACTGACGGCACACACACAGGTCAAGTAAGTTATTCTGTGAATTTACTTCCTGCTGATGCACAGAACTTCACACCTTACAATCAAGTCACACAAGAACAGGCTCTCGCTTGGACTAAGACTGCTTTAGGTGAAGACCGTGTTGCCAATATGGAAGCAGAAGTTGCAGCACAGATTGCACAAGCTGCCATTCCAACTCCACAGCCAGCACCATTGCCTTGGGCTTAAGACTTTCATAGTCTAAATGAACAGCGGCTTTGGTCGCTGTTTTTCTTTCCACGCAAAGCATAAATATACCGATAATAGGAGGTTATTATGCCGGCTGTAACAAGTAGAGCAACATTAAAAGATTATTGCCTTAGAAGATTAGGCTTTCCAGTCATCGAAATCAACGTTGACGATGACCAATTGGAAGATAGAATTGATGATGCCATTCAATATTGGCAAGACTACCATTTTGATGGTCTACAAAAAGTATACTATATCAAAAAAATAGATGCTACGGATGTCAACAACAAATATCTAGATTTAAGTAATGTTGTGGATTCCGCCAATGTACCACTAGATATTGTTGGTATCACCAGAATCTTTCCAGTTCAAGACTCTCAGGCAACTATCAATATGTTTGACTTGAGATATCAACTACGTCTAAACGAACTCTACGACTTCACCTCCGCATCATACGTCAACTATACCCTGACACAGCAACACCTACGTTCTCTGGAGTTAATGTTCTCTGGAGAGGTTCCTATTCGTTTTAATCGTCATATGAAAAAGTTGTTTATCGATTGGGCATGGGGAGCATCCGAAGCACCAACTGGTACTGTGGTAATTGCCGAATGTTATGCCTGTATTGATGCTGTGGAATATAACCGAGTTTGGAATGACCGTTGGATTAAAGAGTATACCACGGCACTATTCAAAAGAAGTTGGGCTAACAACATCAAAAAATTTAATGGACTACAACTACCTGGTGGTGTAACATTGAATGGTGATAAGATTTACCAAGAAGCGGTAGATGAAATTGATAAGTTAGAAGAACAAATGGAAACTCAATACGGAGCACCATTAGAATTCCTATTGAACTAACATGGCAACATCCGTATACTTTAACAATTACAACTCTAATGCTGAGCAAAGAGTAATAGAGGACATCATCGTTGAGTCCATGAAAATCATGGGTTTCGATGCATTCTATTTACCAAACGATAATGAGATTGCTCGTGACTTATTATACGGTGAGGATCCTGTTAAAAAATTTCAAAGTGCTTTTCCATTAGAGATGTATCTTTCTTCTGACCCATTAGACTATCTAGGTCAACAAGAGTTCTTCTCTAAGTTTGGACTTGAAATTAAAGACGTTGTTAAGGTAATGATATCCAGACGTTCTTTTGCACAAAGAGTTCCACAAAACACGTTCAATCGGCCACGTGAGGGTGATTTAGTTTATGTGCCATTCTTAAACGGTACTGGTGAATTGTATGAAATTACATTCACAGAACAAGCCAAAGATATGCATATGTTGGGTAGAAAACAACCATATTTCTATGAACTCAGATTAGAGAAATTCAAATACTCACAAGAATTTATCAATACTGGTAATGAAGATATTGACCATATAGTTAATGATTCTGCCTATATGATTGTATTGAATACAAATACAGGTAACGGAGGCAACTATCAGGTACACGAAATTGTTTATCAATCTGCTGACTCCACACAAGCAAATGCTACGGCAGTTGCTCTTGCTCAATCTTGGAATGGAGCAAACAATGAATTGATGGTTAGTAATATTTCTGGAACATTTGCTGACGGTGCTGTGATTATTGGTGCTTCAAGTAATGCACGACATACATTACTCAACTATGATCCATTGTTGGACAATTCATTCAATGAAACATATAGTAATAAACTTTTGGATACTGAAAGTAGTGCAATTATTGACTTCTCAGAATCTAATCCATTTGGTAACATATAATGTCAGACACAACATACAATAGAATCATACGTAAACTCGTAGTTGGATTTGGTAATCTTTTTAAAGATATTACTCTCGTGCGTTACAATCCAGACCTATCTGAAGCTGAAAGAGTTCTTGTACCTATCGTATATGCCACAAAAGAATTATATGTTAAACGTTTAGAAGATGATCCTGATTTGAGTAAGAAAATTCAAACGGCATTACCAAGAATGTCATTTGAAATGTCTGGTCTTACCTATGATGCATCAAGGAAACAAAACACCAACTTTAAACAGTTTTCTAAAACAACCAATGGTGTAGTATCACAATACAATCCCGTACCATATAATTTTGATTTTAATTTATATCTGTATGTACGTAATATAGAAGATGGTACACAACTGATTGAACATATCATTCCGTATTTTACACCAGACTATACAATCAAACTCAATTTGATTCCTGAGATGGGAATCACCAGAGAGATACCAATCATTTTAAATTCATCTACATCTGATATTGTATATGAAGGTGATAGAGATTCTGAAACACGTATGATTATTTGGACTTTGAACTTCACAGTCAAAGGATTTATATACGGCAAGATAACAGAAACTGGTCTAATCAAAACATCTATTACAAATATTTTAAGTAGTATTACACCAGAAGATACTGTTGTGTTTAATATGTCAACACCTGGAATAGGAAAATATCAAGCAGGAGAAACTGTGTATCAGGGATATTCTGCGGGTACGGCAACAGCAACAGGTAAAGTTACAGTATGGACAAACAATACATTACATCTAACAAACGTGAGTGGTAATTTTACTGCGGCACTTCCTATTTGGGGTTATATCTCCAACGCCAACTATAACTTCACTGGTTACAATGTTGTATCTAAACAACCAGTTAAACTATCTAAAATTATTGTTGTGCCTAATCCAACTACGGCCAACTCCAACGGACCTTATACATATACAACCACAATAACTGAATTTCCTAAAATAACATGAACAACTTTGAAAAGAGTATAGCGGAAGTATTTGATGTAACTCCTACAACTCCTTTAACTATTGAGACAAAGAAAAAAGAAACTTTGCCAGCAGTTAATACCGAGAAAGAACAAGAGTTAGCACAAGACTTAACAGATGCCTATGAGCAATCCAAAGAGAACCTACAAGGTATTATTGACCAAGGTAAAGAAGCCATGGGAGAAATCTTAGAGATAGCAAAAGCTGGCCAGCATCCTCGTGCGTTTGAAGTTTATGGTACTCTACTTAAAAACATGGTAGATGCCAACAAAGAACTTTTATCAATACAAAAACAAATACGTGAGATGGAAGGTATCAAAAAAGATTCTTCTGGTACCAATATCGATAAGGCCATTTTTGTAGGTTCAACATCAGAACTTAGTAAATTTCTAAAAGGTAAGAATGGCTAAGCAAAATAAAGAATCGTACCGTGACAACCCCCTACTGAAACGGGTAGGAGTTGATGTAAAATTTACGGAAGAACAGGTCGAAGAATACATTAAGTGTTCTAAAGACCCAATCTACTTTGCGAAATACATTAAGATTATTACGTTAGATGAGGGTATCGTACCATTTAAGATGTATGACTTTCAAGAGGAGATGATTAAGACATTCTATAATAATCGTTTTACTATTATGAAATGTCCTCGTCAGGTCGGTAAAACAACTACGACTGTGGCATTCCTTTTATGGACTATTCTGTTCCAAGATTCTCAATCGATTGCCGTTCTTGCCAACCGTGGTGAAACTGCACGTGGTATTCTTGGTAAGTTACAACTGGCCTATGAGAATCTTCCAATGTGGTTACAACAAGGTGTTGTTGAATGGAACAAAGGTCGTGTAGAACTGGAGAATGGTTCTGTAATCATTGCTTCTTCTACATCAGGTTCAGCTGCTCGTTCTGGTTCGTTTAACATTGTGTTCTTAGACGAATTTGCTTTCGTTCCATCTAATATCGCTACAGAATTCTTTACCTCAGTTTATCCTGTGATTACTGCTGGTACTAAAACGAAGATTATTATTGTGTCTACACCTAATGGTATGAATCTTTTCTATAAGATTTGGACAGATGCAGTAAATAAAAACAACAACTATACACCATTTGAAGTTCATTGGTCTATGGTTCCAGGTCGTGATGAGGCATGGAAAGAAGAAACAATTCGTAACACCTCAGAATACCAGTTCAGACAAGAGTTTGAAACCGAGTTCTTAGGTTCTTCCAACACCTTGATTTCTGGTAAGAAACTACAAGAGTTGGTATATCTGAATCCATTATCAGAACATGATATGTTGAAGATATACGAATACCCTATCAAAGGTGATGATGAAACGACCAAGGACCACTTATACGCAATCTGGGTTGACGTTTCAGAAGGCCGTAACTTAGACTGTTCGGCCTTCTCAGTCATAGATATATCTACCACTCCGTACAAGCAGGTGGCAACATATAAGAGTTCTTCCATATCACCAATGTTATTCCCAACGATAATTTATAATGCAGCACGGCAGTACAACGATGCCTATATTCTCGTTGAGATTAATATGAATCCTACGGTGGCAGACATTATTCACCAAGACCTTGAGTATGAGAACCTGTTTAAGATATTTACAGGCAATAAAAAACCACAACAACTGTCTTCTGGTTTTGGTCGTGGTGTACAGATGGGTCTTAAAATGTCTGTCGCCGTTAAAAGAATTGGCTGTTCCAATCTAAAAACATTGATTGAGAATAATAAATTAATTATTAATGACTTTGACACGATTTCAGAATTAACTACTTTCGTGGCAGATAAGACCTCGTTCAAGGCAGATGACGGACATAATGATGATATGGTGATGGGTCTCGTCATGTTTGCTTGGGCTACAGGTCAAAAGTATTTCAAAGATATTGTGAACCATGATATCCGTAAACAGATTCAGTTAGAAAATATGAATCAAATGGATGAAGAACTTTTACCAGCTCCAATTATTGAAACTGGACTTGAACGTGACTTTGAAATAATTGATGGTGACATATGGGAAGCAGCCAATGGTTCAGACATTTATTCTGGACTAATTAGAGATGCAATGAGAAATCTCTAAATACGACCTATCATAAATATCTTTATGGTATCTTAATTGCCAATATAACATCATATTCAAGGAGATAATAAAATGGCATTTCAAATCTCTCCAGGCGTAAATTATTCTGAGGT